CTATGAACAGTTTCAACAACACTTAGACGATTTAATTTATATGCGACAACGTGCGTTGGAAACAGCAAACGAACCACACATTATGCATAGACAACAAGGTGCGATAGACGTACTTAGGAAACTAAAGTTACTGAAGGAGACAGTAAACGGTGGCTGATCCATATGAGACTCCAGAGGAAGCAGAAGATTTAACACCAGAGGAATATGCCAGATCTCAAATGGAGGGATTGGGTATTGTGCCTATGAAAGATTTAGGTGGCTTAGAAGGTATTACATTTAAAGATGCAGCTACTGCTGTTGCCGAAATGACTCCTATAATAGGAGATGCTATGGCAGCAAAAGAAGTGTACGATGAGTTAATGAAGGAAGATCCTAACTACAAACTCATTGCTGCGTTGGGTGGTGCTGC